CCGCCAAATAATTTATAATCTAAAGCTACTTTGTTGTAGATATCATTCCATGATTCTCCATCTCTGTTAGCAACTTTTAAGATGTCTTCATTGTCTGTAACTAAACCATCTCCGGTTATAGCTTGTACAATTGAATTTATACACGAAGCGTGTATTGATGATTGATTGTATAATGAAATTAAATATTCTGGGTACTGATTATCAGCTCCAAATTTCATATACTTTGGCTTGTCCATTTCTCCGTGACGATAAGGATTACTTTCTCTGTCAAATCCACTTTTAGCGAATTCTTCCTTACGTTTAATAGCCGAAAAGTTAAATTTTTTATTTTCCATTAGTATTGATATGTGTTAAAGGTACCGTTTTCATTTCCTGATACATAATCTGTTATAGCTGGGTCATTCGAACCTGAAACCCATACTCTTTCTGTATCAATGAAACCACCATCATATTTTCTATTTAGATATTTTTGGAACGTTGCCCATTTATAATCTAAAACTGCAATTGGTTCATTATTATCAGCCCATTTTAGTGCTGTAATGTTCCATATTGCATTAGTAAATTCACTTACATATGGTGATATGTCTGCGAACCATTGCCCACTTGCTGTAGGCGCTTGATTTCTATTAGTTTGTACTAATAACCAACCGTCTCCACCTTGCGTTTTATTAGATATGATGCTACCTGATAATTCCCATAATGATTGATCATAACTACTAGTTAATGAAAATAATGCTTCAGATGAACTAACTTGGTAGTTTACCCAAAGTGCACTTGTATCTGTTCCACTGCTGCTGTAATTTAGTCTAATCATCGTCTAAGAATAAATATGTTTATTGTATAAAATAGATATTAAAAAAAAGGGGGTCATTTATAGACCCCCCAATTTTTAAGAATATATTTAAGATCCTACAGTTATACCCGAAAGTACACCTGACAAATTACTACCACTTACTTCACTTGCTGGAAACGGCTCGTCTCCTGTGAAGGTTAGTAAATATTGATTTGCGTCTCCAAAAGCTGTCCCCGTTTGTCCAGTTCCTCCTGATAATGTCATACCGTTTTCTTGGCCTAAATAGAAAAATTGTCCTATTCCACCGTCTTCGGTTCCGTTATTAGTTTGAACTATAATCTTTAAGTCTGGGTTCTGTGCAAGAACTTTAACCTGATTACGAGTTGACGACTGTAGTTTTTGGAATGGAGCGTTTACTACTTGTTCGTAATAAACAGTACCATTTTCAATACTACTGTTAATAGTTTCTGTAAAGTCACCTGTGTTTTTAGCAAGTTCGAATAAAAAGAACGTACCTGATCCACTGATAGCTGTTAATAAACCATTATTTGCGCCTGTTACTGAACTAACTGAACCACTTAATATATAAATTTGACGAAGTCCACCCATGTTATCTCTACAACCTAGTTGAAATCCTGATGTTATATCACATGCCATAATTTTAAGTTTTTGTTAGTTAATAATCGGTTAATGCTCTTAGTTTACGTCGTTAGATACCCAGTAATGTGGATGTCCAATTTGAGTACCTAATTTGTTTCTCAATCTGTATTTGATAGTATCAGAGTTGATATCATACCAAAGTTGATAGTTACTTGTATCTGAAATAAGATCACATCCTACGAATGCATCACTTGCAGGTCCTAGTACTACTCTCTCTTTGTTACGTAATCCCCATCCACCAACGATTACCACGTTAGGGTATCCTGGTAATGGAACTTCGTAAAATCCGCCTCTTGACTTCACTGAAGTTGGGTCAAAGTGGAATAAGTTCTGAGTTGTAAGACCGTTGATGATTCTTTGGAAAACTTTAATACCACAGAAGAAAGTTAAATCACTAACATCTAAGATGTTTGGATCAGCAACTTCTAACATTCCTGTTAACTGTGCGTATGCAGTAGATCCTGTAATTGGAGTTGCAGAAGCACCTGTCGCAGAAACTACATTAGCAGTAGAACCACTAATTAGTTTGTGAAAACCGTCAGCTTCTGGCTCTACAGATGATCCAGGAAATTGTGATCCTGAAACTGCGTTCCAAATAAAGTTATCATTGTCTTGTTGTGCCTTAGCTACTAATTCAGTAGTTAGGTCATTTAATAAACTGAAAGTCTCTTCGTAAGACCCTTCAGGTAATGCAGATATACCTAAGTATTTCTGTGTTAATGTTTGAAGATTCCAAGCATCGTAAGCTGTTCTCTTCGTAACAGTAATGTTTCTTTGAGTAAATGTTGCAGATCCACTTGGAGAAGTTACAGCGTCACCACCTTGAAAATAAGGTATAACGGAAACTTTGTTTAATGGCTCTTGATATTTAATCCCTTCTTGAATCGATACGTACTCAGCTGTATTGCCTTTATATATCGTTTGAAGTAAAACTTTACCTGCTACTTCGTTGTTAAAGTCTGCTAATGCAGCTACATTTAATCCCATAATAGTTTAAGTTTAATTTTAATTATTTGTTAGACATTCTCTTCAACATTGCGTTGTAGCGTTTGTCTGCTTTTGTTACGCCTTCCGCTCTGGAAAACTTGATTGCTGGAACAGTTTTATCAGCTGCTGGTTCTGAACTAAATGAAGACATTTTTTCTTCCATCGATTTCATTTTGTCATCGATTTTTTTCATCTTGTCTTTTAATTCTTCTACTTTCGCCTCAACTACTTCTCCAATTACTTCGACAACATCTTCAAGTGAAAATCCACCTGCGTTAATTAAGTCTTCCTTCTCGTCTTTAATTCCATCTAAATAGCCTTCCTCTTCAGCATCTGTTCTTGCATCCATTTCGTCTTCCTTAGAAGCAAATGCGCCTTCGTCTGCTTTATCACCTTTCTTAATTAAATCTTTAGCTTGTGGATCTTTGTCCTCTTCAACCATCTTGTCTTCCGACTTTAGATCTGCTGAACCTTCTCCTTTAGCGTCTGGATATTTAAGACCCGTGATTTTAGAGTCTCTATCTAGAATAAATTGGATACCAGATTTAGAAATGTGTTCTCCTTCAGGTGCTTCTACAAAATTCCCTTTGTCATCCTTAATGTATAAGATTTGACCTAGTTCAAATTTGCCAGCTTTCTGGTTAGATACTTCACTTCCGTCTTCTAATTCCGCTTTATCGAATTTTTCAACGTTCGCTTCGACTAAATTAAAATGTTGTTTTACTAACTCTTTTAATTCATTTTTAGTCATAGTAAATGTTTTTTGAAAAAAATTATTGATGAGGCTACTTGCCTCATTTCGTTAACTATAAATATCCATATTATTTCACTTCTTTTATAAAATCGGTTGGCTTCTGTTGATTTTCTATTTATATTACATACGTATAATAAGAACAATAAAATATAATATTATGAGAGTTAAAGTAAATGAAAAAGGCGTGTATCCTAAATTATGCACTTGTTGTGGGGTTGAATTAAATCCTGGTGTCAACATCTATCTATCAATGTTTAAACGTGGTATTTACAAATGTAAAACCTGTAAAGCACAACAATCTAAAGTCGAACATGAGGAAAAATGGAAGTTGCCTTGGTTTAGAATTAAAAAAGCTGAATATCTAAAAGAATACCATCGTGAAGAGCCAGCTGGTGTTTATGCTATATATGAAGATTTAAATATCATTTATATTGGTCAATCTACTATGCCTGAACAACGTCGTGTAGCCCATTTTTCTAAGCATATTAAGCCTGATACAGTTTCATGGCAACCTAAAATTCCATATGATTTAGCTACGGGTAAGTTAGATAGAACTAGATTATCATTTGATGTAATTGAATATGTTGCAGATAAAGATGAACGTATGAAACGTGAAAAATACCATTTAGAACAACATAAATTAGCATTTGGTGATTACCCAAGATATAATGTAGATTCTACAAGTAGAAAACGAGGACATATAAAAGATGAAAGAAAGGATAGCTAACGAGGTTCCGTTACGTGCTATCCCTTCCTAAAAGAAAAAATATATAAAAAATATATACAATAAAATACAATTGAATCAATGGACTAATTCTCCTTGTATGCACATAAATATATTATTTATCTTCCCATTGCTGAAGGCAAATGACAAATCTTTGTTTGCCATCTGGGAATTCTTTACGCATTATCTCTGATGTAACACATCTAGATAAAAAATCGTCTTTCTTTTCGGTTGGTTTAGGATTTGGTAAAGGCATATTCTTGTTTATTTGCTAAAATTGTTTTATCGTTAAAAATACCTTCAACACTAAAGCCTTTTACTGCTCCTGTTTTGATGTATTTGTCCCATACTTCTTCGTTGTTTACTTTATAAACTCCGAACCAACTACCTTTAGGTAAATTGTATCCGTATGAATTTGATTTATCGTTTTTCTCATCTGCTACTAGCCATGATTCGACTAATGTTAAATCAGCTACTTTTCTATCTGCATCATGTTCTATGTTTACAGAATCGATTAACTTATTCTCCATTAATTTATATGATAGTTTTTTAATACCTGCAGCGTCAAAGAATACATAATATTTTTCTCCTTCTTCATCAAATCGAGGTATTAATTTATCAGGTACCATAAGTGGTCCTGCTAATTCCATTTTCTCACCAACCGCACTAAATTCAAATTGACCTTCAGGTACACCTGCTTCAATTTCAGCTTGTGTTCTTGCTTTAGGTGATACTTGACTTGCTTGTTGTGCTCTAGGTCCACCTAATATTTCTTCTAATATAGGATTTTTTACAGCACGTTTATTATTTGTATCTTCTTTCTTATAGAATTTTTGTTCCCATCTATGACGGCAATTATATGACCCTTTATATGTGAATATATCGTATGTGCTAAATTCTTCATTAGCACCAAATAATGACATTTTATTTATGTCTTCAAGTCTAAATTTTAAAGGTTCACCATCTTTACCTTTTAAATCTAATAATTGTCTACAGAACGTTCTATTTTTACCATCTTTAGGTCCCTTATATTGATATAATACTTTAAATTGCGATGTATCTTGTAATGATCCTTTATCTGGATTTGAATCACTACGTTTTACAGCGAATTCAGCGTATAAACTGTTATTAAACTCATCCTCACTAATTTCTAACCACGTGTCATCAATCAATGATGCTTCTGTTATACCCACGGATTTTAAATTCTTAAGTAATTGCGCTTTTTCATCCTCAGTAAAGTTATCAAAATGTTTTTCCATTTTAACTGGTTCAGATTCCTCTATTTTTTTAAGCATTTTATCAGTTGCTTCAGTATGTGTTTTACAAGGCATATAAACTGTTTCTCCTCCAATTTCATGTTTATGAGTGCCTGCACAACCAATATTTCTAGCCATTACTAATGCTTGATTTTCATCTGCAAATACAGGTATACCATCTATTTCTGCTTGATCAGCAAAACCATATTTTTTATAAATTCGTTCTCTATCTGCTGCTGATTTAGTACCCCATTTCATTTCAGACATAATTACTTCTTTATTAG